TACCGTCAATATCTATATTTCCTGTAACTTGAACACCTGTTGAAGTTGTCTCAAATTTCTTTGATCCATCATAATATAAATCTACGGCTCCATCATCTTTAGCGGCAAGCATTAATTCAGTGCCATGCTTTAGATAGAAATCTTCCTCGACATATATCAATAAATTTCCAGCCGTTGTTTTGCTAATAGTTGAATCGTTTCCTGAATGGGTTATTTGTAGATCATTTCCAGTTCCTAGTATTACCTTTCCGTTATCAGATATAACAACATCATTACCTATGTATAAATCATTAAACCTATTATCACCTGCACCTAAGTTACAGGTACCAGAAGGTACGAAATGACCAGTTATTTTAGCTCCTCCATTAATAGTCTCAAAAGTTTTAGCGTTGTCGTAATAGAGTTCTACGGCTCCATCTTTATAGAAGGCAGCTATCTCTTCACT